CTGAAAACCCGCAAAGAAATCATCAAAGCCCTGGAATCAGCCGAGGGTGAGTATGCAAGCGCACTTCGTTGGGTACTTGGGGAGGCGCAATGAATTTTGAACCTGAGAATTACAGCAAATACACCCTGCGTCGGCTCGCCGCCCTGTTAGATGTGATCTGCTGGGTGCTGATTGCCGTAGTAACCGTTGGTATCTGCATGTTTATTGAATGGTGGACAGCATGAACATCTCAACAGTAAACGAGCTCATCGCTTCCCTGGAGAGCGCAGGCGAGCTGTCAATCAGAGAGCAGAAGTTCCTGAAGCTGGCTAAAGCTTACCAGCAGCTGGCTGCGGAGAATGTGGCGCTGAAGCAAGCCGTTGCGGAAGAGATTGAAGTTATCAATCGTGGTGGCCAGCGGTATTGCGTGAAGGACGGCATGTCCATAAACCCGATATATGCGCGCGGATGGAATGACCACCGGTCTAATGTCACGGCATTGCAAACCCCCGCCACCGATCGCATCGTAGCCGAAGCCGAGGCGCGCGGGGTCGAGAAGGGTATCGCTCACCTGGAGAAGAAGTTCAGCAATATCGGCGTGCAGATCATGAATTTGCAGTGGCTGGCAGACTCGCTGCGTGAGGGGGGGGGCGACAAATGAGCAATTTTGATACTTCATCGCAAGTTAAGGCTCGCAAGTTACATCGTTGCTGTGAATGTAAAGGCGCTATAAATCCAGGCGACACCTACGAGAAAGTTTTTGTCGTCCAGGATGGCGATGCCAGCAACTTCAAGACATGCCAGAAATGCACAGAAGCACGTGACTGGCTGCTTAATGAAACTGATTGGCCTGATGATATCGACGGAGAAGGCCATTCGTATTTCTTCACGATGCTGCGTGACCACCTCCGTGAGCAAGGCCGTGAAGGCGACCGCAAATACGCATTTCGAGCGTATCGGCTTGTCGTCCTGATGGATAAGCGCCGTATTGCTTATGCCAACGCATACAACGCGGAGACCGTGAAAATCCGCGATTCTCTTGCTCAAGGAGTCTCAGCATGACAACTGATATCACCGAACTGGCGCAGATCCTGAAAGCGGCGGCAGAGAAAGCGAGTAACGGCGACTGGGTTAAAGAATCTGGCGACGGCTGGGAAGCGTGTTGTAGCGCAAATGACCAGGCCAACGGCGGATTCATCATCGCGCACTTCGTAGGTCCAGATGCAGCGGAGAACCGCGAGTTCGTCCAGGCCGCTAACCCTGCCAACGTTCTCGCGCTGGTAGAGGCGCTGGAGTATTACAAGTCACGTGAAGAGCGCGTTACAAGTCTGGTGCGCGACAACTCAAAAAGTTGGGATGAGCTGTATCGACAGGTTGAGGCCAAAGGAAAACGAAACGTTGAGCTGGTAGAGGCACTGGAATCAGAGAAACGTATTTGCGCAACGTGGAGAAAAACAGCTGAGGCTAACAGCGAAAAGCTGGAGAAGGCGCAGCAGCAAATGACTGAAAGCGAAAATCGCGTTCGCAAGCAGAATCGCCACATCTGTGAGCTGTTCGACGATAACACAGCACTGCGCCAGCGCATCGCCGGGCTGGAGGCCCGCACCGTGAAGCTGCCAGACTTACGGCAGATTGTATCTGGGGACAGATATGTCTGGTCTGATGGTGTTTATAACTACAGCCAGGACGTAAAGGTAGCGCTGGCCGCCGCTGGCATCAATGTGGAGGCTGAGTGATGAAAATGGGTGAACACATGGAGCCGGTTGTCGAGCTCCTGGAAGAACTGAACGGCAACAACACCGACGCCAAATTGAAACTACTCGCCCTTGTTATCTCGGAATACATGCTTAATGCGGATGTCACTGGCTTTGAGGTCACCGCAGGGAAGATGAAAGTTTCCGTAGAAATAAGCGTGGAGGAATAGCCAATGACCAAATCAACCATAACCAGAGAGCGCCTGGAATGGCTCTCACAGATTTCATGCCGTGATGACATCGAAGATATTGGTGGGGATGAGATTCGCGAACTGGCCAGCATGGCGCTGGCAGCAATGGACAGCGAGTCTTGGTGTTTGCCTCTCGACTACCTGCAGGGACACAAAGACGGTCTGGAATGGGCCGCCCAACTGGCAGAAGCCAATCACCCAGAAACCGGAGACTGGCTGTACGATGACCCTATCGAACTGGCAAAAGCTATTCGCAAAGGTCCAGATATGCCGCCAGCGCAGCCGGTAGCGGACAGCGAGCCGGTGGCGTGGACTTGGCAACATCTCAAGCAATGGCACGTCACTAATGACGAGGAACGCGCAAGGGATTTAGCGTGGGATGGCGTCAAGGTTGAGCCGCTCTATCGCCACGCGCAGCCGGTGCCGGTAGTCAGCGCAGAACTGCTTCATACCGCAGCGTCAGCAATTGAAGACCTGCTGACTACTAAAGACAGGACGGGTGCAGGTGTGTGGTTCGACTTGCCATTCCGGCTCCGCTCGGCGGCTAACGCGCAGCCAGCGCTGGTAGTGCCGGATGAAATAAAGCACCGCATCGGTGGATTGGATTGGGGATGGGAAGGCGAGTTTAATCGCGGCTGGAACGCCTGCCGCGCCGCCATGCTGCATGCTGGCAACTCTCCGGCGAAAAACGGCGTCGCTCCGGCGCAAAGCGGCAACTCTCCGGCAATTCCGGATGGTTACGTGTTGGTGTCGAAAGAGGCGAGGAAGGAGATTCTCGACGAGTTCGACTCAATTATCGACTATGGCGCAGAAGACTCTGTAGACGCCTGGCACAGACTGCTCGCAGCCGCCACGCAGGAGGTGAAACCATAAAACGCAAACACGCTATTTGTTATCAACAAATCACAGGTTTGTATTTATGCGAATGATAACCAGAAAGAAACCGGCCTTCACTGAGCTGTATCAGACCGGCGTATTAACGCGCATAGCCGCCGTAAAAAGTCCCGATGGTGGCGGCTGGCGATTGTTCGGCTTATGGCGGGGTAAAGATATAGCTGTGTTTGTGGAGGCTGCTCGCGGAGGCATCCGCGAGTGGTCTGGCCTGGACTACCTCGCTAACTTCTGCGCGAGTTGCGGCATTAGCCTGTGGGAAGTTCACAACAAGGTCGCTGAAAAAGCTCCTGAATAAGACCCCGCTTTGGCGGGGTTTTCTTTTCTAAAAATATGACATTAAGCTTAAAACTCACTACCTGCATCTCTCATCCTGATTTATAATAACAACGGGCCTGAACAACCCAGCTTATCGACTACTGTGCCACGGAGAAAAACCGATGGCGCAGAAGAAACACCCTCAAAAAATTTACTCCCTGACACCGGCTATCGCTGGTGTTTCTGCTTGTCTGTCGCACCAGGGCGGTGCGATATGAGAGATCCCCGTCGCAGATGCAAAGCACCCGGTTGCGGTGCGTGGTTTAACCTTACCTACCCGAACGTTTACTGGTGCTGCGAAGAGCATAAGAGCAAGTACCTTGCGCTTCAGCGTGAAAAACAGAAAGCCAAAGCACAAGAACGGTTAAAAAATAAGCCCGTTCATCATATCCGCACTGAGTCAGTATCAGCGGGAAAATCCCTGAGTCACTGGCTTGAAGTCACTGAACGCGTGGTTAACACGCTATGTCGTGAGCTTGCCCTTGCCAATGGAGAAGGGTGCATTTCCTGTGGAACTCATAACACTGCTGTCTGGCATGCCGGGCATTATCGGACTGTCGCTAAAGCGTCTCATCTGCGGTTTACCCGCATCAATATCAATCTCCAGTGCGATGAATGCAACGTCGGCAAATCCGGGAATATTAAGGCCTACCGCAAAGGGCTGGTGGAAAAATACGGCGAATCTGCGGTTCTGGAGTTGGATAACGACAACAGAATTCACCGCTGGACCATCGAAGAGCTGGAAGCCATCCGCCTGCAGGCTTACGCCGACTTACGCGCGCTGAAAAAATCGCAGGAGGCAGCATGAGCAAAGGGACTGTTATTTGCCTCTGTGATTTAACCGGGAAAATGGCTGAGCCATGGGTTGAGGCTGGCTATCGCGCCGTCCTGGTGGATCCGCAGCATCCAGAGACTTGCATTGATGGGGGATATGAAAATATTTCGGCAACCATTCTGGAAGCGATGCCACGGCTTTCTCAAATTATTCGTACTGAGAACATTGTCATGGTTATTGGTTTTCCGCCATGCACAGACGTGGCTGTTTCCGGTTCCCGGTGGTTCGAGGCTAAACGAGCCAAAGACCCGCATTTTCAGGCCAAAGCTGCGCTGGTCGCTGAGCAATGCCGAATGATTGGAATGGTGACTGGTTGTCCGTGGGCGTTTGAAAACCCGGTCAGCGTATTCAGCAGTATTTTCGGCTCATCCGATTACACGTTCCATCCCTACCAGTTCACTGGGCTGTGCGCGGATGACAACTACACGAAGCAGACCTGCCTCTGGACGGGTAACGGCTTCAAGGCGCCGGCAGAGAATATGCACCCGATGGTTGAAGCGGCTATCGACGCCGTGAAGCTGGCGTGCGGCAGGATGGTGCCGAAGAAGAAGGCAATCGAGGTCATCTCAGGAACATCTTTCGCCGGATTGGTGACTGACTGGTATCCGGACAACCGCATTCACGAATGCCCTCCTGGCGACGATCGCGCCAACATCCGAAGCGCAACTCCACTTGGCTTTGCAAAAGCAGTATTTCTCTCAAACGCTCCTCACCTCAATAAAAACCAGGAGGTCGCATGACTAATTCTTACTGTGAAGCTCTTACAGCGCTGCGTTCAGCGCCCCATCACTATTTAAAAGAAGTCGGCGACCAGTGGCGGACTCCGGATCTGCTGTTCTGGGGTATTAACGCGATGTTTGGCCCGCTGATGCTGGACCTGTTCGCAGACGACAGCAACGCAAAATGTCCTGTCTGGTACACGGCAGAAGATAACGCACTTACGCAGGACTGGTCGGAAATGCTTTCCTCAATCGGTGGTGCAGCTTACGGAAACCCGCCTTACAGCCGCTCTCAGTACCACGAAAAGCAAGCCATCACTGGCATGACGCACATCATGAATTACGCCGCTGCACAACGCGAGAAGGGCGGTCGCTATGTCTTCCTGGTGAAGTCAGCAACAAGCGAAACATGGTGGCCGGAAGATGCGGATCACGTCTGCTTTATTCGTGGGCGAATTGGTTTCGATCTGCCCGAGTGGTTTAAGCCAGCCGACGACAAACAAAGGCCAACCAGTGCGTTTTTCGCTGGTGCCATTGTCGTTTTTGATAAGTCATGGGCTGGCGAGCGGTTTAGTTACATCAATCGAGCGGTGCTTGAAGATAAGGGCCGCGCATTTATGTCACTGGCGCAGTTTGCTGCTGGTAAGGGAGATATTGCATGACACCACTACAACGCCGCAGACAAAACACCGCTATGTCAGAGGTCGCGATCGCCACGCACAAACGATACCTTGGCCGCCCTGAGTTATTGACTGGCATCCAGTCAGCCTGGATTAAGTCACTTCTTAATGTATGGGGCGAGAGCCAGAGAGGGGAGGTATACCCGCGTAAGCCCACAGCGCACTCTTGCTGGTGGTCAGTTAAGGGAGAGAGATGGTCAGATAAAGCTTTAGAGCGCTTTACCGCTGCAATTGAGCAGGCAAGGGCTGAGGGCTTCCGTGGTCCCAATGCTCTGAAGCGTGCACAGGTCATTCTCTGGCCAAAGCAGGAGAGCAGCGTGATAGATACCGCCATCAGCAACGACGACGCTGAATTCATGGAGAAGTGCGTACTGGACGCCTTTGAGGTTACCGACCCGATTTACATCGTCGGAATGAGTTACTACACAACCCGAAAAAAAATATCGGACATAACCAGAGAGCTTCAAAAGCTGGCTCCCTGGCTGACGTCGGACCAGTCGAGAGAGCGCGTGAAATGGTGCCTCAAGATATTTCAGGGGAAGGCATTTTTAGCCGCCCGCAAAAACCTGAGAAATTAGCTGTTTTAGCTTTTTGTGCTCTTAATTGAAATTAACATTGATTTTCACCCAGAAGTTTAGATAATTCATTCATGCTTGGCAGGGCTGCGCCGCGATGGCAGCGATGAGAAGCGACAATTTGAACATGACGAAAGCCCCGCCCTTGCGGGGTTTTTTGCTTTCCGGCGATACGACAGGGGTATTCGCGAGATGCATTGCATCAGTACCCCTGTCACATCGTCGTAGAGCGACACCAACAACTCCTAAGCCTCGGTACTCGCCGGGGCTTTTTCGTATCTGCAATCCGGTCAGGGCTCTTGGGTAGAGACGTGCTGCACGACACGTTAAAGCCCTTCCGCGCAGAGCCCTGAACCAGATTGCATCTGTCGTAGTTTGGTAATTACGTCTGGCTTCCACCCAGAATATGCGGGTTCGATCCCCGCCAGATGCTCCAATCCCTCTACCTTGGGACCATTACGGCTACCGCGCCGTCACTTTTTACCCTTGGTATTTCTTCCCGCCTTGAGCGGGTTTTTTTATTGAGCATGCCCAGACCCTCGGGAATCACCCCCGACGTGCTTTGTTGATAAATCAGCCCGCAGGGTCTGGGCTTACGCACAGCGCCATCCGTCATCAACGGAGGTGAGGTTATGACAAAAATGAGCACCATTTACAGCAGACTTTCATACGGCACCGGGACCGCACTGACGGGCTGCGGTGTCTCAGCAAAGGCGTATGCCGGGGCAGTTAAGGCAGAGGTATGGATTTTGGCCGACAAAATAGCGGGGATGACCCTGAGTGACTGGGCAATTATTGTCGGTATCGCCTGCACCATTACCACCTGTGGGGTGAACTGGTACTACCGGCGGAAAGAACGTGAGGATCGGCTCAATGGCTATGACACCAAAACTGAGGAATAGCGTTATCGCTGCCGTCGGCGGTGGCGCCATAGCCATTGCTTCTGCGCTCATCACCGGCCCAACCGGGAACGATGGTCTTGAAGGGGTGCGTTATGACCCTTATCAGGATGTGGTAGGCGTCTGGACTGTCTGCTATGGCCACACTGGCAAAGACATCATGCTCGGCAAGAAGTACACCGAGGCTGAATGCCGCGCGCTGCTCAGTAAAGACCTGAACGCCGTCGCCCGCCAGATTAACCCGTACATCCAGAAGCCGATCCCCGAGACAATGCGTGGGGCTCTGTACTCGTTCGCGTATAACGTCGGCGCTGGCAATTTCCAGACCTCCACGCTACTGCGCAAAATCAACCAGGGCGACCAGAAAGGTGCATGCGACCAGTTGCGCCGCTGGACCTACGCCAAGGGTAAACAGTGGAAGGGCCTGGTAACTCGCCGCGAGATTGAGCGCGAAGTTTGTTTGTGGGGGCAGAAATGAGCCGATTAACCGCCATTATCAGCGCTGTAGTCATCCTGCTGCTTTCCTGCTTTTTCTCGTGGCGTTCAGGCTGGAATTCTCACGCTGACCATATCAACGCCCTCGCGGCGAAGAGGAAAGAGAAAGCCGAAAAGACTATCCAGCCGGTAGAGCAAAAGGCCGCTGCTGCTACAGAAGAGGGCAAGGTCATTTACCGAACCATAACCCGCGACGTGGTGAAATATGTCCAGTCTCCGAATCGTACTGTGTGCCGGTTTGACGATGATGCTGTGCAGCTGCGCCAGCGAGCTATCGACGCTGCCAACGCCATCCCCGGATTTGATGACGGCGCCGTGCAAAGCAAGTGACGCAGGGAAAGACAGCGACGAAGACCTGCAGTCAGACGTCGAAACCGCTCAATGCCTGCGCCAACTGCGGTTAGATAAATACCGTTGGCAGGCCTACTACCGTGCAGTGAGTCAGTAGCGGGGCTACATTGCCATTCCTGCATGGCGAGGTCGGCGTGATAAAAAACCCCGAAGAGGATATCCAAAAGTAAACGGGGCGCTGAATGAACAGCTAATGACTAAACAATACATCGTGTATCTAAATATGGTTAATCATTTCGCAACCCGGACCATATTGCGGAGGAATACACCTGTGTTTTGGCGTAGGACTGCTATCAGCGCTGGGCCAGTGCAACCGTGATAAGGCTGACATCAGGCAGGCGGAAGTAAAACGTCAGTAGGGCATTACAGAGCCACTTCCAGAGGTGGCTCGATAATGTCAAGGCGAGGACAAAATTATGGCAACACCGGACTGGGAGGCCATCGAATCGGCATACCGGGCCGGAGTCCTTAGTC